GTAGAAAGGTTGTAGTCCTCGTTTGCGGGGTCAATTAGCTTCAACTGCGGGCGCGTTGCGGATTGCACCTCGATGCTCTCGAAGTAGGCGGTGGAGCCGGTGATCCCTCCGGCGGCCGTGACCGGCCCCGAGCTATGCAGGTGGTCCCCCACCGTCAGCCCCCCCTGCACGTCGGCCGAGGACTTCGCGATCATAAACTTGTGAATTTCTACCTGCTCGTCCCGCACGTAGAACGTGCCGCCGACCTGGAGTTGGTCCTGAAGCGTAGTCGTCGCTCCCTGCCGCACGGTGAAAGCGCCGCCGATATTCGTAGCTCCGCCGACGTTGAGGGTCACCCCATCCGGGATGCTCGACCCTCCGATAACAGCTTGGTTCGTCACGTGGAGGTCCGCGGCGCCCGCTCCGCCGATGGTTACCTTGTCGATCTCGACCACTAGCGGGCGGTCAAGTCCTGCGCCTCCGCAGTTGTATCCGAGCAGGCTGCATACCGAGATCGACACGGACTGCTTGCCGATCAGGTCGAGCCCGTTGCTCTGCGCTACGATGTCGGCGAGCTCTGACCCCGCGAGGGATAGGCGCATCCATCCCCCCATGGGCTCGCCGCCGGCCTTGTCGAGCGTGAGCGTAGGACTGTTGGTGATCCCTGCCTCGTCGATCGTCAGCGCTCCGGTCATGGTGTCGCCCGCGTTGAGCACGTAGCGCGTGCAGTCCTCGGCCGCTCCGGAGGCGTTGACTCCCCCGGCCGCGCTGTTCGCGGAGCAGTTCGCGCCGTTGGCGGCGAGGGCGGTGGCGGTGTCGGCGTTGCCGGTCAGGTCGCCGGTGACGTCGCCCACGACGCCGCCGGCCGCGGTGAGGACGTCGGCGAAGTGGACCGGCCCGGAGCTGTAGAGCAGCCCGTCCACCGTGAGGTCCTGATTGAATGAGGCGCTCGCGCTGTGGACGGTGGGGCTCGTGAAGTTCACGCTCGGGTCGCTCAGGGCGCCGATCTCGTTGACGACGAGGCGCTCGGCGTAGGCGGTCGCGCCGGCGCCGAGCACAGTGGGGCTCGAGGAGAGGATGTCGAGCGTCCGGTCGATGCAGCCGAACCAGACCGCCGGCGAGGCGCCGTAGCGGGGCTTCTCGAGCGTGAGCGGCCCGGACGTCAGCAGGCATTGGGCGGCTGCGGGCTTCGCGCCGGCGAGCAGTCCCAGGACGGCCGTGAGCAGGAGGATCCTCATGTCAGCACCTCTTCAAGGGTCAGGACCATGCGGCAAGCCAGCAGCTGCCACTGGACGCCGATGATCTTGCAGTCGAGATCCCGCGCGAGCACGTTCTGAGGCTGCCCCCACGCCACCCAGGGCCGCCAGCGGGAGATCACGGCCAGGGGGTCGCCCCAGGTCTGGCCGCGGTAGAGCGGATGCGTGTAGTACGTGACGCGGACGACGTCGCCGACCTCGAGCCAGGGGACGATCTTGCACTCGAGGACGAGCCGCTTCCGGGGCCGGTGGCGCCGCTCGTAGATGATCTGGGCGCGCGCGGCCGCGATGTTGACGTCCGCGGCGGTGAGGAACGTGCTCAGGTCGTCGGTGGCGACGATCCGCCCGAAGCGCGTCTCGGAAGTCGGCTCCAACTCGCCGGCGGCCGCGCCGTCGTACTCCTCCGAGTGGGAGCCGTAGCGGACGAAGCCGACGTTGGCAACGCGGTCGTATCCGGGCGAGTAGTTGCGCAGACGGGAGATCACGTTGTCCACGGTCAGGTGCAGGACCGGCGTCGGCGAGACGGTCTTCGGCCGCCAGTAGAAGACGTCCTCGCCGGTCGAGCCGGTCTCATAATCGAGCAGCCGCGCGAGCAGCTCGACGCCGTCCAGGCAGGACATCCCGCGGAAGTTGGCCACCGCGATCCGGACTACGTTCGTGGTGAAGTTGGCGATCATCCGGTGAACGCGCGGGCTCGATATCGTCACCGGGTCCAATTTGACCTCGAGGCGGATCTTGAAGAAGCGCTGCAGCGACGAGCTGATGAGGCCGTAGCTCGGGCCCGGAGAGAGAGAGGAAAGGCCCTCATAGGAGCCGGCAAGGGGCTTGGTGGTGGTCCGGATCGTCACCTCGCCGCCGTTGAGGTCCACGAGGCTCTCGAGCGTGCCGAAGGCTGTGGGCGCGCCGCCAAGGTCCTGCTCGTACTCGATCACGGCGGGCGTCGCGGCGTCCCGAAAGCCGATGAAGTCGAGCTCCCAGGTCCCGGTGTCTGTCTGCTGATGGTTACCGACCATGACGTAGGAGCCTGAGTTGTATGTCGCGTCCACCAAGGAGCCCTCGAGGGTGGGGCCGGAGCCGTCGTCGTAGTAGATGTCCCACCGCCCGCTGGAGGTCCGGACGATGTACACCGTCTTGTTGGCCGGGTCCGGCAGGGTCAAGAGCACCGTCGGCGTGCCGCTGTCGATGCGCCAGAAGATCGTGGGAGTGCCGTCGCCGGGGCGCCCAAACACGTAGCCGTTGGCGTTCGGCAGCCCACCCCCGAGTAGGGTCTCTCCTCCGAGCATGAGCCCAACGAAGGGAAGCCCTGCCCAGGCGCCGATGTCGAGCCGCCACATGCCGATCGCGTCGGTCCGCGGGACGGAGAGGGCTACGTTGCCGCCCGCGTTTCCAAGACTCAGCACGCCGGCGGACACGCTCGCGGCGCCGCTGCCTTGCTGATTCCACGCTGGGTTCGATGTGAAGTCCCCATCGTCGAAGTCGTCGATCGTCTCGTATAGCGAGGCGTCTAGCAGCGGCACGGGGATGAAGACGCTGCCGGGCTCGTCGGCGGTCTCGAGGCCTTCGTTGAGCGTCGCGTCCTCCCAGTCCACCTGGTCGTTGACCGTAACCTGGCCGGAGAGCCCGCCCGGGAATAGGCTCGGCGCGATGATGCGCTTGGCCTCCGGAATGCCGGCCTCGTCGCAGAGGGCTTCGACCAGCTCCTCCGCCAGCTGGTCCTCGAGCCAGCGTTCCCCAGTCACTAGAGGCGTGACGCCGGCGGCGGGCGCGACCTCGATGCGGATCTCGGCCGCGCGCGGGTCGTCGAGGCGGCTCACGTTATAGTCCACGCCCTGGATGAGCGCCGTGGACCCGGTCGCGTTCGGAGCCGTGTAGGAGAGGGCTCCGGAGTTGTCGGACCCGTAGCCGAGCGCGGCCGCGGCCGAGCTGCCCGCGCGCGCGCCGCTCGCCCAGTGGAGCCCGAAGGCCGCCGGCGACGGGCCGGCGGTCTGGGCGATCGTGGGGACCTTGGCGTCGTAGTCGAAGGTGACTCTGTAGGTGCCGGCGCCGGCGGCCTCGAGAGCGGTCTTGATCGCGGCGCAGAGGGTTCCGGCCTCGGCGTCCGAGGCGCCCCATCGGTAGGTGCCCGGCGCGATCGTCGCCCCGAGCTCGGAGCCGCCCTCGTCGAAGTCGATGGCGTCGTTGACGCCGGCGCTGATGGTGACGCCGTTGAGCAGGGTCAGCGAGCCGACGCGGGACACGCCGGTCTCGCTCGTGTGGAAGTCCTGCTCGGAGCCGTCGGCCGCCTCGGCGAGCGGGACGGGGCCGAAGGCGCCGGCGTTGACCTTGGAGGCGTCGGCCGAGCGCAGCCGCTCGAGCGCCTTGGCGGAGATCGTCAACTGGACGGTGGCGTCTTCGCCGTGGATTGGTGTGCCCGAGAGCCCGGTGAACATCGAGACGTAATCGGGCTGGCCGTCCACCTTGTAGCCGAACTCGAGGACGACCTCCATGTGGTAGTCGTCGTAGCCATCATCCGGGACGGCGGCGGCGTCCTTGGCAAAGATCCCGGACGCGCCCGAGCGGATCCACTCGCCGCGGGGATCTGGCAGGCGGATCGTGACCTCGGTGATCTTGAGGGTGTTCTCGAACTGCCGGTCCACCTCGATGCTGATGTCTTCGATCTCGACCAGGCGGGTCCAGAGGATGTCGTGGTAGTTGGCCTCGTAGACGAAGCCGCTGGGCGAGCCGGCCTGGTAGTAGCGGCGCTTGTACCGCATCCGGAGCACCGCGGCCTTCCCGCGCCGGCGGCTCCAGACGTCCTTGAAGGACTGGGTGACGACCGCGGTCACTCGACCCCCATGTCCGACGTCTCAAAGCTAACGAGGAAGCGGGGATCCGCCTGATGCCGAGGCGTCAAGCGGCGCTTGCGGAAGGAGCCGGAGACCATGCGGGTGAGGTACGCCTTGCCGGGGTCGTCGCCCGGCTCGGGGACGAAGAGGAAGGGCTCGATCGACTTACGCAGCGAGTTGAAGCCGTCCACGTCGTCCTCATCCACGCCGCGGAAGACCAGGGCGTCGCCGGCGTACTCGTGCTCGTCGTCCGCCCGGGCGAAGACGGTGTAGTCCTGAGCGCCGCCGAGCAGCTGCACCACGGCCAGGCCGCGCTCGTCCGGCTGCTCCTCGTAGCCGTCCGGCCAGGCGAAGCCGACGCTCGGCTGCAGGAGCGACTGGGTGAGGATCACCTGGCCGACGCGCTTCTCCGCGTCGGCCTCGCCGGCCATGACCTCGGTGGCCTCGATGATGAAGCGGTTCGTGTCGATCGGCGAGGCGAGGCTTACCCAGAGATCCCGCTTCGCGTTGTCGGACCCGGTGAAGTCGAGGCCGGCGGGGTCGGACCAGCCGGATCCGTTGTTCTGGGAGAGGCGCAGCCGGAAGCGGCGCAGGTTGATGTTGAGCAGGCCGATCAGGTCCACGGCCTTCGTGACCTGCGCGCTGCCCTCGTAGAGGCCGGCGGAGTAGGTCCAGGAGCCGCCGGCGCTCGATCCCACGGACTGGGCCTGGGTGCTGCGGACGCCGTCGTGGGCCCGGTGGGCGAGCTCGAGCGCGGCGGCCGAGTCCCCGCCCGTGATCGCGATCGCCGCCTGCTCCGTGGCGAAGCGGTTGAAGTAGTTAGGCCGAGCGAAGACGGGCTCGGCGCCGGCGGCGACGTCCACGAGCATCAGACCGCCCTCCGCGGGTGCAGCCGGTCCGCGTCGCTGAGCGCGCGGCCTGCGCGGATCGAGGCCGAGTCCACGCCGTCGCGGGCCGCGTCCGCCACGCCGCGAAGCAGCCGGCGCAGCGTCGCGGGGCTCGTGATGTCGGCGGCCTGGATGACGTTCGTCTGGTGGACGTGGACGCCGCCGGCGCCGGGCGGGATCTCGGCGCGGACGCCCAGCTCGGTCCCTACGCGGGTGAGCGGGAAGATTCCCTCCGAGCGGCCCTGGCGCTCGCCGGCCAGGCCGACGCCGTCGCGGGTCGGGAAGGTCATGGGGCTGTTGAGGACGCCGCCGGAACCGTAGCGCGTGACCCGGCCGCCGGAGAGAGCCAAGCCTTTCCCCGCGACGGGCCCGCTGCCGAATATCCCTCCGCCGAAGAAGCCGCCCATCGGTCCGGTTCCGAACAGCAGGCCGCGAAAGGCGGCTTGGGCAGCCAGCTGGATCAGCTGCCGCTGCAGGTCCTTGAGGGTGTCGCTGAGCTTGTCGCCGGCCAAGGCGCCCTGAACGAAGCCGTCCGAGAGCTGCTCCCCTGCGCGGATCGCGGCGCGGCCGAGCTCACGCGTCCGGCTTTCGGTCTGCTTTGCCTTATGGGCGGCCTGGTCGTACTTGGCGTTCGTCTGCGCGATCGCGTCCTGCAAGACGAGTTCGGCCGTGGCCTCGTCTCCGAGCAGCTGGATGATCTGGGGTTTGAGCCGGTTGAGCTTGGCGATCTCCTCATTGCGCTGCGCCTCAATCGATAGCGTGCTGTCGATGACCGCGCCGGCCTCGCGCAGGAGGGCCTGGCGCTCGGCCTCTAGCCGATTGGCCTGGTCCATGGCCAGGAGACGCTCGCGCAGCGCGACCGCGGCGTCCGCATCGGCCCGGGCTCCCTCGCCGGCGGCGGCACCTCGCGCCTTCTCGAGGCCGCGGAGAGCGTCGAGCTCGGCCGCCAGGGTCTGTCGTTGCGCCGTGAGCTTGGCCTCGAACCTGAGAGCGTCGGCGAGCTCTTGGTGGAGCTGCGGGAGGTTCTGGCCGAGCTGACGCGTCGCCACGCCCCAGAGCCCCGTCGCCTCGCGGGCCTTCTGAATCGCCTTGCGCTTCTCGTCTACCTGGTCCCGTACGATCGCCAGCTGGCCGTCCAGTTCGGCGAGCTCGCGCCGGACCGGGCCCGCGGCCATACCCACAAACTCCCCGATCCCGCGGGTCCAGCGCGCGATCGCGGTGGCGCCCTTGAAAAAGTCCTCGGCCAGGTCCGCGATCATGGGGGCGAGCTTCGCCACGTTGATCGTGACCGACGTGCTGAGCACGGTGGCGAGCGCGGAGAGCCGGTCCTGCGCGGCCTCGGCCTGTCGGACGAGCTGCTCGTCCATGACGACACCGAGCTCGCGGGCCTGGCGCCGGGCGGCGTCGAGACCGGCCGTGCCGTCCTTCAGCATATTGACCATCGCCACGCCCGACTCGCCGAACGCGGCCGCGGCGAGGCCGGCCTTCGACGCCGCGTCTGGCATCGACTGCATGCGCTCCAGCACCATGCGCAGGGCCGTCTCTGTGTCCGGTGCCGACCGGACCGCATCGAGAAGCGCGGGATCCAGTCTACGCAGCGCCTCGGAGAGAGCGCCCGTGCCGCGGCGGGCGTCGCCGAGGTTCTTGGCGAACATGCGCATGCCGACCGCGAACTTCTCCTGGCCGACGCCGGCGAGGTCCGCGGCGAAACGCAGTTCCTGGAAGGCGTCGGTCGAGAGGCCCGTGGCGTCGGCGGTCTTGCCGATCGCGTCGGCGGCCTCGATCGAGCGCTTGATGAGGCCGCCGAGGACCGCGGGCGTTGCGATCGCGGCGATGGCGGACCCGAACGACAGCATCCGGGAGACCGAGCGGTTGATCTCCTTGCGCGCGGAGGCGAAGGAGCGCTGGATCCGCGCGCCAAAGGACTGAGCCGTGTTGCGCGCCTTGCCCATGTCCGAGGCGAAGCGCGCAGCATTGGCGCTCAGCTCCGCGCGCAGACGGCCGATCGGGTCCGCCACCGACTACCTCCTCTTCCTCGGCCTGTGGCCGCTTGCGGCCCTCAGGCGCATCTTCAGGCTCTCAGCGAGCTCCTCGCGGCTCTGGGGCCGCATGGGATCCCGCATCAGCGACTGCAGCTCCGGCAGCTTCCGCGTCCGCGTGAAGAGCGCCTGATGCCAAGCCCTCCACAGGTCCGCTTTGCGCGCGTCGCCTAGCTGCTCGATGTGGCCGGCGAGCCAGGCCTCCGTCTGCCACGGGGTCAGCCCCCAGAAGGCTTGAGGGTCAAGGCCTGCGCGAGCCGTGATCCGAAACGCCGCAGCGATCCGGTCAGCCCGCGCAGGCCTTGGGGAGGGTCCTCCGGCTCATTGGCCGGTTCCTCCCCGCCGTAGTAGGCGTACTTGAGCGCCCGCTCGAGCGCGCGCACGGTCTCCACCAGCGGCGGAGACGCGGCCTGGATCTCGGCCGGCGACATCGCCGGCTCTAGACCGCAGGCCAGAGCCTCCGCGAGCGTGGCGGTATCCAGCTCCGCCATCGCGGCCGCGATGCGTTGCTCGTACTCCTTCCCGAGCGCGGTCCGCAGCCGGCTGAGCGCGGCCCAGTCGTAGCGGAGCGTCCGCGGGCCGGCGAGCTCGATGCGGACCGCGCCCGTGTGGGCCGCGTCCACGATTACTCCTCGTCCTTGGTCCAGGTGACGAGGCCGGAGATCTCGAGCGCGACGCTCGCGGTCTGCCGCTCGTCCACCGAGCCGGACGTCGAGAAGTTCAGCACGTAGGCCTCGAAGCGCGCCTCGTCGTTCGCTCCCGCGGTCTCGTCGAAGATCACGCGAAACTTCGTCAGCGTCTGGGCTTTTCGGTTCGTCCGGAGCTGCTTCTGACCCGCGTCGCCGGCGATCCGGTTCATCTCGATCGTGAACTGGCCCTCGTCCGGAATCCCGAGCAGCTTCTCGCGCGCCGTGCTGCCGTAGTGGCTCGCGTCGATAATCTCCGCCGATCCGCCGGGTCCGTCGTGGGTGAAGACCTCGCCGATGTCCAGGTCCTGGAAGACCTTGCCGGTGATCGCCGGGGACCCGCCGGCGTCCACGACCGCCTCCTCGACCGTGATCTCGAGCGCCGAGACGGCGGCGATCGTAAACGGGCCGAGGTTGTCGGCCTGGTCGGTGTAGATCCTGCTCCCGACGGTGAAGCCGTCGTCCACGAAGGATCCCGTCGTGCGGGCGATCTTCTTGGTGGCCGCGGTGAACTGCAGGGTGATCGCGGCGGCGCCGGTGCTCTTGTGCTCCCGGATCGCGACGACGATCCCCTTGGTGGTCTTCGCCTGCGTGGTCATGCTTTTTATACCTCCCGGTACCAGACGCTTAGATCGACCCGCACGCGGCTCGTTGGGAGGCCTGGTACGGTGTCGGGTTCAGGCAGATCGAGGATGCTCGTGACGTTGACGGCGTCGAAATCGGTGCTCCCGGTCGTCCCCTTGATCTGATCCGCTCCGTCCTCGAGAGCCTCGGCGGTTTCACGGGCAGTCAGGAAGTCCAGGGCGTGGACGTCGTAGGTCACGCGGGCGTGCTGTAGGGTGCTCTTGCCCTTGTAGACGCGGCGCGGATCCGTGCTGACCTCATACTCCACTGCCGGAAGCGTGGCGTTCTGGGGCAGCTTGCCTGGCTCGATGCGCGTACCGAGCTTGGCCGAGACGGCCGCGATCGCCAGGAACGCCGTGCGGAGGTCCTTCGCCATCATCCCAGGGCCTCCAGGTCGCCGCGGCCGAGCGTTCCCCGGTCGGCCTTCTTCGAAAGCTTCCGCGCGGCCGCGGCGAGCTCCTCCCAAACCCGGCGGCGAAGATCCGCGAGGACCTGCATCTTGGTCGCCTCCCAGGCCCGCGTGTAGAACCGGTTGGGGCGCACGCCGGCGTTCTCGACTCGGACGCCGAAGACCTCCCCGCCGCCCGCGAGCACCTTCTTCGTCGAGACGACGGTGACACGCGGCGCCGTGCCGAACTCGACCAGATGCGCGTGCGGGGCATTCGGTCCAACCGCCACCTCGGCGCCATAGCGCTTGCGGCGCATGGGGCGCACGCCGAAGGACTCCATGAGCTTGCGAGTCCAGCCCTTCGGCGCCTCGAGGCGGCCGCGACGGATCAGCGGCTCCGCGGCTTTCGTGAGCGCCTTGATGAGGACGCGGCGCGACATCGACTTCGGCAGCTGCGCGAGCGCCTTGTCGAGCTCCTTGAGCCCGCGGACGTTGAACTGCACGAAGCCGCTGCGCTTCGGCATTACTCGGCCCTCACCTGGGTGTAGACGTCGAGCCCCTTGCGCCGGCCGACCTCGAGGACCGCCACGATCTCGTAGTCCCGGCCGTCGTAGCGGATCCGCCACTCGGGCGTGACGTCGGTCCGGTGGAGGATCAGGAATCGGTCCGTCGCCTCGGCGTAGCGCTGGCTGGCTTTGAATCCCTCGCCGCCCCGCAGCGGGATCTTTTGGGCCCAGACGTCCCCGGCCGAGGCGTACGTGACCTTGGTCTGTCCAGCCGCGTCCTGCGCCTTCGAAGGCGAGAGGAGCGTGACCCGCCGGTCGCGCTTGCCGGCCATCATCCCCGCGCGCCCTCCTGATGAACCGAGGCGTGCCCGAAGGCGTTCCAGGCCTCGAACTCGGCCAGCAGCGCGTCCATGCCGTCCGGGACGCGCTCGAGGTCCTCGCGGGTGAGCTCCTCGCGGTGCTCGTACCAGGTCGCGGCCATCATCTTGATCGCGATCTTGAGCCCCTCGGGGACGCTCGCGCCCGCGGCGCCGTAGCCAGAGACGAACGGGATCCGGATGCCGCGGGCGGCCTCGAGGGTGGCGGTCGGCCAGAGGACGTTGCGCTTGAGCACGATCCGCGCCGGCTCGGGCCCGGTGTCCACGATGTAGTCGTCGGCGTCGATCACCGTTCCGGTGTCGTCGTCCTCGCCGAAGTAGCGGATCTCGGTCACGGACTGGACCGGCGCGCGCGGCAGCAGCAGATAGCCGCGGCAGGGGAAGCCGTCGAGCTCCCAGCGGTGCGTCTGGGTGATGAGCGAGCGGCCGGTCCGCTTCTCGACCAGGCTGCGCGCGGCCTTCACCAGCGACTCGATGAGCGTGTCCTCCGAGCTGTGGTCCACGCGGAAGTGGGTCTTGGCCTCGGCGGTCGAGACGGGCTCGGCGGCCGGGCCGGTGACGAGAACGAGGGCGCCCATCAGCGGGTCCTCCGGGGGTCGATGCGCTCCAGCTCGAAGATCCGGCCGGCGGCCACGGCTACCTCGGCCGGGTGGATCCGGTCGAGGGCGTCCCGGCAGGTCGCGCAGGGCGCCCAGCGTCCGCAGGGGCCCTCGGGGCTGGTGTAGAGGTTCGCGTGGTCCTCGTAGCCCGTGTTCGACGGGTGGACGAAGCCGCCGAAGACGACCACGGCCGGGCGGCGCAGCGCGGCCGCGGCGTGGTGAAGCCCCCCCTCCGGCCCCACGTAGCCGGCCGAGCGCTCGAGGACCGCGCAGGCGAGCCGGAAGCTGCTGGTGACGATCGTGAGCGTTCCCTTGATCCCGGGGTCCTCGTCCGCGGCCTGGACGAAGGTCACGAAGGCGACCTGGCCGGCGAGCAGGTCCACCACGCGCTGCCAGCGCTCGGCGCCCCAGTCCTTGTTGGGACTCGAGGCGCCGCGGACCCGGTGCTCGAGCACCATGAACGGCGCCTTGGGCGCGACTTCGACCGCCGCGGCGCGCTCGAGCGCCGACAGGAAGATCTCGCCGCGGTGGTCGCGCGCCCGCCAGTCGCGCCGGAAGACGAGCCGCGAACGCTCCTCGGACTGCTCCCAGCGCTCGATGTAGGGCCGGGCGCCGGGGCCGTTCACGAGGACCTCGCTGTCCCCGCGGGGATCGCCGCGCTGCTCGATCGCCGGATTGTCGCGCCAGAGTTCGGACCAGCGCGGAGCGCCGTCCACGCCCACGATGCGCACGGGGACGCCGCGCTCGCGGTGGATCCGCGCCGCGACCCCGGCGGCCATGATCTCGTCGCCCATCCCCATATCAGTCCCAGCTCAGGACGTAGTCTCCCTGGATTCCCTCGCGCAGCTTCGCGCCGAGGCTCTGGAGGTACTCCACCGCGCCGCGTTCGGGCAGTCCGAAGCGCTGCGCCATGCCCGGCTTCTGCTCCACGATCACGACCGGCCGGCAGCGCAGCAGCGTCGCCTCGGCGCCGCGCAGGCCGTAGAGCTCGTAGCCCTCGTTGTCGATCTTGAGGAAATCCACGTTCTTGAGCCCGTAATCGTCGAGGAGGACCATCGAGACGCGCTCGGCCGCGTTCGGCTCGTCCTCGGACCTGGCGACCGACGTGTCCCCGGAGGATCCGGGCGTGCGCGTGTGCATCGAGACGATCTGACGCTTCTCGCCGCACGCGACCCGGTAGAGGCGCGCGTTGTGCGCCGTCTCGAGGTTCTTGTGCCAGCACTTCACGTGCTCGGCAACCGGCTCGAAGGCGACGAGCTGCTGGAAGTCGAGCGCCATGATCCTGGACCAGAGGCCGGCGTGGGCGCCGACGTCCACCGCGACGCGGCGCTGCCGGCAGTACTTGAGCGCGGCCATGTACTTGTGCGCCTGGTAGGTCGGCTTGCCGCCGATGATCGGATGAAACTTTGCCGCGTCCGGGCGCGCGGCGACGGTCTCCATCCACTCGATCAGGTGCGTCTCGCCTTCCGGGAGGTAGATGCCCTTGTACTCGATCATCGTCCGATCTCCCTCCAGCATTCGCCGGCCGCGATCTCCTCGAGGGTCCACTGGTTGGCGGCCAGGTTGGCGGCCCACTGCTCGCGCCAGTCGGGGTAGGCCGGGCTTTCGATCATTGACAGGTCTGAGAGCCCCATCGCGCTCGCGGCGCACTCGTGCAGGCAGAAGACCGGCACGCCGCGCACGACGGCCTCCACGGCGGCGTTGCTGCTGTACGTCACGAGCGCCCACGCTCCCTGGAGATCCTCGGCCAGCGGGCGCATCCTGCCCACCTGGCCGCGCCGGCGCACCACGATCGGGCGGCGCGTATGGCGCTGCAGCTCGGACAGGATGTTCTTCTCCCAGACGTCGGCGTCAAAGCCGAAGAGCTGGGTGAAGGCCTGGTCCGGAGGGCAGAAGACCACGTGCTCGCCGTCCTTGCGCCAGGGCTCGATGTTGATGCCGAGCCGGCGCAGGCTGTCCTTGCGGTGCCGGCCGTGGCCGTGGTGCTGCAGCGCGTTGCGCGTGACGCGGTAGTAGCGGTAGCGGCCGAAGTAGGCGTGGTCCCCGTAGTACCAGTCGCGGCCCTCGTGGATCGCCTGCAGCAGGATGGGGTTCCAGATCTGAGGGCTGCCGAACAGCGCCACGGGGCCCGGGCGCAGCCGGCGGCTCACGATGTTGACGCCGCCGCAGTCCTGCGCGAAGGCGAAACACCACCGCGGCGAGGTGTTCTCGCCCTGGGCCTCGTAAGCGGTCGGGAGCGTCCGCGCGGTCATGGCAGCGCCAGCGCCTCCTCGAGCGGCGCCGCTCGGAAGCAGTCGAGCGCGCTGCCGGGCGTGCAGTTGACGATCTCGAGCCCCGCATCGGCGAAGAGTCGGGCGCCCTCTCGGAAGCGGCTCAGGAAGGCGGGGTAGACTGATGGCGGGGTCGCCACGCCGTGGCCGTCGTGCCAGTGCGTGCGGCCGTTCTCGGCGGGCTTGCAGTCGTAGCCGAGAAGCAGCGCGCGCCGGACGCCGAGATTGAGGAGGAAATTGAGGACCTGATAGCCGCTGTTCTGGCCCGTGCAGACGCCGCGCGGATCCAGGCTGATGCCGTTCTGCCCGCGCTTCTCGAGGCAGGTCAACCCCGGGATCTCGCGCTCGAGCTGGCGGTTCTCGAGCGTCACGACCGGGCCGCGGCGCACGCCGGCGAAGCGCTGCACCGCGTCCACGTGCTCGCGGTACCAGCGCTCGTCGCAGAAGTAGAGCATGTCGGCTTCAGGCATGAGCTCCACGGAACGGTTGATGACGACGACCTTGGCGGCGGGCTTGCGCAGCTGCCGCCACGCGCGCACGGCCGCGACCTGCGCCGGGGAAAGGGAGGGGCCGCCGCCAAAGATGGTGGCGACGGCCCCTCTCCAGTTTCCGAACTCCCCGGCCATCGGCTCCCTAGGCGAGCGGCGCCATGGTGGGATTGCCGCGGACGACGAGGGCGTCGAACACCAGGCCCGTGCCCGGCGCCGGCGAGCCGCCCGCTTCGGAGGCCACGACGCGGATGCGCCGCTTGTCCCCGATGTAGCTGACGCGCTGCACCGTGTTGTCGTCGTCCGCGCCGTCCACGACGGTGAAGGCGCCGACCAGGTCCTCGGCGTCCACGTCCGCCCAGGCGTCCGAGGTCAGCTCCCGCTCCTGCACCTTGAAGCTGAACGAGCCGTCCGTCCAGTCCCCGAGGTTGACCAGCACCAGCGCCGAGCCGTACTCGAGGAGGTCCACCTCCTCGCCGTTGACCGACGCGGTCCGCGCCCCGGCCGGCTTGATCGACTGGGCCGCGTCGAAGTTGCTCTTCAGGTCCCTCATGACTTGGTTATTCCTCCGTGTCCCGGGATCAGACCGACGTCGCGAACTTCGCCAGCTTGATCGCGTCCGTGTTCTTCGGGTGGCCGGTGCCGCGCTTGTAGAAGCTGAACTCGACCTCCCCGCTGTTCTTCGCCGAGTACGGATCCCGCAGCATGCGGAAGCCCGCCCCGTCGATGATGATGTAGGCCTCGAACCAGTCGGCCAGCGCGATCGACAGGCTGTTCGCCGCGATCGCCGCCATGTCGTCGAACGAGGCCACGGGCAGGCCCTCGATCAGCCACGTGGGCCGGCCGCGGGGATCGCGGTCCATGTGGATCTGGTACTGCCCGTTGCTGTCCTGCAGCTTGCGCGCCTCGCCGAGCGTCGTCCGGGCGAGGCCCCACGCCGCGCGGCGCAGGTACGGGGTCTTCAGCTTGGCCGAGAGGTCCTTGAAGATGTGCGGACCCTTCGGGTTGTCGAGGAACGCGCCCGCCTTGCCGGTCGCCACCTGCTCGATCCGGAGGAAGTTGTCCACGGTCGGAGCTCCGGCCGTGAGCGTCGCGAACCCGCGCGCCTCGAGCTTCTTGCTGCCCGTCACGAACTCCTTGTTCTCGGTCAGGGAGAACTCCATGCCGGCCTTCCGGCTGAGCCACCCCACGAGGTCCTTGCGCGCCATGTCGAGCTCCCAGCGGGTGGCCCCGAACATCGCGTGCAGCTCGGTCAGCGCGACCTCGGACTTCCCGACCTTGGGCCGGTTCGTGCGCCCGCGGGTCGTGCGCTCGCCGACGCGCTCGGCGCCGGCGCGGTCGAGGTCGTGCTCGATCACGGCCCGGTCGGTGTCGATCGTGATGACCTCCGCCCAGTCGCGCAGGGGGGACGTCTCGTGCTGGTACTCCACGATGCGCCCCGTGATCGTCGGGGGCACCCAGTACCCCTGCTGCGGGTCGAAGCCGACCTTCATGACGGGCACGAGGGCCGACTCGATGTTCTCGGCGCCGCCGATCGCGTACTGCGCGAAGCCGCGGTTGTACGCCTGATACTCCTCGACCCCGAAAGGCCGGAAGTCGCCCGCGCGGCTGCGCAGCTGCAGGTCGTTGTGCAGCCCGGCGTTGAAGACGGCCAGGTCCTTGGCGATCTTGTTCTCCGGATCGCCCTCCGTCTTCATCGCCTCCGCCCGGCGCCACTCGCGCTCGATCTCGTCCCAGCGCTTCTGGGCGTTCTCGAACTTCTGCTCCATCGCCGCGTCGCGCTTGTCCATCTCGGCGCGCAGCTCGGCCGTGACGCGGCCGTTGGCGGCGAGCTGCTCGTTCGCCGCCTTGTACTTCTCGCGGAGGTCGTGCAGGTCCTTCTTCGCATCCTCCAGCATTTCCTTCACGTCCATTCGGTTCACCCTCCTCGGGATAGCGACTTGATGTCCGACACGAACCCCTCGACCGCTTCCAGCAGCTCGGGGTCCGCTTCCGTCTCTTGCGCCTCGTCCCGAGGCGTGACCGACTTGAAGCCATCGGCGGCGATCGACTTCGCCTCCGCGCGGCTGAACCCTCCCTCGTCCCGAAGGAAGGTTTCGAACTGGCGGATCGTCTGGATCCGGGAGCGCGGGCCCGGGCCGGCGGACGAGCGCTCGACGCGGCGTAGGAGCCGCGAAAGGGTCTCGTCGATCGTCTCGACGCGATCGATCATCCCCCGGGCCTTGGCCTCCTCGGCCAGGTAGACGCGGCCGGCGCCGAAGTTTTCCCGCACCTTGGCCTGGCTGGTGCCGCGGCCCTGCGCGACTGCGGAGACGAAGGCCTTGTTGATGCGGTCCACGACGCCCTGCCAATGCTCCTTGGCGCCGGCGCCGAGCGGCTCGTAGGGATTCCCCTCGGCCT